ATGCCCGAGATCGACCACGAGTCGCCCACGCCGGTGTACCGGCAGATCGCCGCTTTGATCGTCAAGGAGATCGAGAGTGGCGCCCTTCCGGTAAACCGGAAGATCCCTTCTGAGTCTGCCTTGACTCAGCGCTTCGGCGTGGCCCGGACTACGGCGCGCCATGCGGTCGCGCATCTCCGGGAAGAAGGCTGGGTCTTCACTGTCCCCCAGCGCGGGACCTTCGTTAAGGAACGGGCCGGCGCGGACGACGACTAGGGCTCGGCTGCCCGGAAGCGGGCCCGGACGGTCACTTCCGAAAATCCGGATGTGGCCCCGGGAACATCCCCGCAACGCGGGGTGGACAAGACCATGCGGCCTTTAGCGGCGTCGGTGAAGGGACCATCCCCGCCAGCGCGGGGCCATGTACGGGTAGTCATGGTGAACCCCCGCGATTCCGGGACATCCCCGCGACGGCGGGGTGGTCGCGACTTCGACCCGCGTGTAATACGCGTAGTTCGATACATCCCCGCAGCGCGGGGAGCGTCAGCTTCGGATGAGTGCGTGACGCTCGTCGGGGCGACGGAACGCCGGGCCCGCCCGGACAACGTGCACGGCCCCGCCCATGAATCTCGGGCGGGGCCGTTCCGGCTCTAGCGCCGCAGGTTCCGGGACTCGTTCAGCTTCCGCAACGCTGCGTTGAGCGTCGGCCGGTGGCCGGGGCAGGGACGTTCAGCGGGGAGTGCCGCGACCTTCCAGCACGTCATGCAGCGCAGCACCCCGGGGTGCTCCGGGTCGCTCTCCACGCTGCCACTGCACCGGGGGCACTCCTGCATGACGACTCCCTACGCCGCTACGTCGAACTCTCCCAGCTTGGCACCGCTGAGGAAGTCGGCCCACTCCTCCGCGGTGAACTCGACCGCCCGGCCGGTCACGGAGCTACGAACGACCACGGTGCCGGGGACGTTGGTCGCGACCTCCACGCACCGGGGGTCGTTGTTGTTGTACTGACATGCGCTGGACGTACGGAACTCGAAATCGGGGACGGCGCTCATGTGCTTCTCCCTGTCTTCTTCGGTTCGCTTCACCGTGTGCCCGCCCTGATTCAGGGGGCGGGCCCCGCCCGACCGTCATGCGGACGACGGGCGGGGCCTTGCGCTACTGCTGCGCGGTCTCGCGTAGGCAGTCGAGGCAGACCCAGCGTGCTCTTGCGATCAGGCGGGTGCGGTCTTTCGGGTGCTTGCCGCACCATTCGGACGCGCCGGCCCGGTCGGGTAGATCACGCTTGATCAGCATGCCGATGCGCTGTCGGTTGGTCGGCGGTTCGTCAGAGAACGGTGCCGGTTCACTGCTCGTCATCGTCGCTCGTGGTTTCTTCGGGTTCGGGCTCGCTGGCTACCACGGTCTCATTCTCGAATACGTCGTAGCCGTTCACGTTCTCCTTGGGCATCTTTGCCACCCCCTTTCCTCCTCGAATTCCTGTGCGGTGGCCTTGCGTTGGGTGCGGGTGAAGGTCTCCAAGGGGCGTGTGCCGCAGTGCGGGACTCGCTACTGTGGCGCTGTATGGAGCGCCCCTTCATCTCCCCCGATTCGGACCATCTGGCGTGCGGCATCTGTCCGGCGAAGCGGTTCCCGCGCGAGGGGTTCGTGATCTACGACCGCCCGACCCGGGAATGTCCGTTCAACCCTGCTGACGGATACCGCTACACGTCCGACGGGACACCGGCCTGCGTTCACCCCCACAAGGTGGGGCTTGAACCAGACCGGATCGCGCCGCCCCCGGTTCGAACGGAGCTGGAGGCGGCGGACCCTGCCCCGACGACTAAGCGGCGGCGCCCAAGGGGATGGCTACCTTTTTTCCGCGCTCGGTGACGCCGATACCGGCGTACACGGTGTCCAGGACGCGGCGGCGGCGTTCGGTCTCGTCGGCCCCGATCCAGAACCGTGCGTTCAAGGTGCCGAACGCCTGCCGGTAGACCTGGTGGGTGTAGTCGCCGTGGTCCCACGCGGTGTTGCCGTGTTCCATGTCCGTCATGTGTACGAACTGGATTCCGTGACGCTGCATCATCCGCGTCAGCAGGGAGAACTGCGCCATCATGGCGTGCGTCATGGTGTCCACCGCTACGGGCAGCGGGAGTTCCGCCGCACGCTCGTTGCCGTCGGTGAGGTCCCACACCGCCGACTTGATCGCCATGGCGCGGACTGCCTCGATGAAGAGCCCCGGCGCGTCGGCTACGGCGTCGTAGTCCGTGATGATCGGGTACCCGTAGAAGTCGTCCCAGTCGGACGAATACTGGGAGACCGCCTTTTCTAGACGCCCGATTTCCGGGTCACCCATCAGGGACGCGTGGATTTCGCGGGCGCGCTCCGCCACCCTTTCCGGGGTGGGTCGGCTGATGATTTTGTTCACGTCGTGCACTCCTTTGATGGTGGTGCATTCGGCTACCGACCGCCCGACTGCCGCTGTCCTTTAGACAGTCGGGCGGAGTCCCTTTGCCCGGACTCGAACCGGGGTCACCTGAACCTGCAACCTTGTCTCCAGATTGCGGGTTTTCAGGGCTCTTCCTGACTGAGCTACAAGGGGTGGGAGTTCCAGGGCCCGGCCGCCGCACTATTCGGCGGCCGGGCGGAATCTCTCAGTTATTTTCTTCCCGATGATTGGCGGCGAGGCGGGCGGCAGTCACGTCGGCAATCACTTTGTTCGCCTCACGGTCACTGTCGCTGATGCTCGGGTCATGCAGCTGGTTGCGCGCGGCGCCGAGTTCCCTGATGGAGTCGAACAATTCGTCATCACTCATCGGATTACTCATGCGGTTCTCCCGTACCATTTCCTGAAGACGCGGAGGGGTCCAGGCACCTCTCCAGTTGGTCAAGTGCTTCGTTGACTGCCTTTGTCATCCTCACCGCATCGTCAAGATCGACACGGCCGATCTTGATGTAGTAACGAGGCTTAGGCTCACACTTGTCACAAGGGAGATGAATCCCGATGTCGTCGAAATCGATACCAATCCGCCGAAGGGCATTCACGAAATCTGTGGCTACATCCTTGGCGTCTTCGTGATCACTGTCGTTCCAGTACCCGCTATCGACGGGTGGGAGGTAATCCATGCGGCTACGCCTTTCGCTTACCAACGGGGGACCACGGGACGCTAGGGCTGGCCTGCGTGCACATACGGCACGCGGTTCTTCCCGCCTGCACCGCCCTTTTGAGCGAACGGACTTCAATGCACGTCGCCAGGTTTCCTAGCATGGGACAGTTCACCGACCGGTGATACGCCTTCGCGCCCGGAACCACGAATACCGAAGTCGTGATCTCCTGCCCGCTCACAACTCCCCCTGGCGCGGAGCCTGGGGCGTGCTTTTGATTCGGCCCCACATCCGCATTAGCAGGTCCAGATGCCGTGCGTCTTGCACATGGACTTGAGCTTCACGGCGCCTCGTTCTCCGGTCACGATTTCCGTTGGAATGGGGTTTGTGCACGCGGGGTCTACTCATCTCTTTCGCTCTCCAGGATCTGAACGTCATGAAGCCACTGCCCAGGGCCGTTCGCGTTGCGTGCCCGCTGGAAAATTGATGTGTCGCGGGGCCGCCCACCGCCCTGTGAGCGGCCCCGCTCCCACCGGCATGGCCCAGTCCGGCGGGGGCCTTTCCGTACCGCCTACGGGGGGTATGCGGCGGTCGGAAAGGAGTTTCGTTAAGTCGCCAGGCAGTCCGGGCAGTTGACCGCGCGGAGCCATTCCGTGACGCGTTCGCCATCCCCGGCGCCGCATTTGGGGCGGGGGTCGGCGTCGTCGGTGAGTTCGTGGACGGTCATCACGTCGTTGCTGACGGTTCCGGCGCGGGGCGCCGTCCCTGCCGTGCTCATCGCTCTCTCCACGGGTCGTCGGCCACTACGTACAGCGCGTGGGCCAATCCGCCGATCCGGTGGACCATCCCCTGGGGCTCCCCGATAGGACTTTCGTCGGCCGGCTGGCGAAACGGCCATACCGTGAGCACGAAGGCGACGCCTTCGTCCGTGGCGCTGATGATCAGCGGGTCCCCCGCCTTAATGTGCGCCTGTGCCACCCGGTCAGCGTGGGGGTTGGCGGCCCAGCCTCGAAGATCAAAACGGCGAGCGGTTCCCGCCACCTCCGTCTGAACCTCGGAGGTTTCGTTGAGTTGGTCAGCCAGTCGCCGCGCCCATCCGTGCGCCCACCGGGCGGCAAGGAGTGAGGAGTCTGTGCGCTGCACGTCGATCACCCGGTACACGCGGTCTGTGCCGTCGTCCGGGTCCCACCCGGAGCGCAGCTCCCCGTAGAAGGCAGTCACGAGACTTCACCCCGACTCCGCGCGTTCACACGGGCGGTTACGGCGTGCAATCGCTCCATGGCCGTGGTCGGCCGAGTCTCCGACGGGGCCACGGTCCACACGTCCCCGCCAGCCACGGGCGCCAGTTCCCAGCGCCCGGCGATCTCGCACCGGAAGATGCCGACCCACCTACGGCTGACATCCATCACGAGCGTTCCGGGGGACGGCGCGGAATGCACAGCGTGCAACGAGTTCGTGGGTGGCGTCGGTGTAGTCATGGCGTCCTTAGCCTTCGCTGGAGGGGGCTGGCGTGTGGGACTTGGGGACGACATCAACTCTGGGGGAAACGGACGTACGTGGGGAAGGTCTGACCCCATGCCATTGGGCACGGCATAATGCGGCAACCGACATGGCATACCGGGGAGTTGAACACATGAGCGAAGGGGCGACCCAGGAGCGCGCGCCGAAAAATAGCGCCGTGTACTTCGGGGAGGAGGTCAAGGCGTTAAGGGAGTCAATGGGACTCTCTCAGGACGATTTCGCGGTCCAACTGCACTACAACCAAGGTCAAGTAAGCAAGGTTGAAAGCGGGTCGGTACTGGCCTCCAAAGCATTCGCCACCGCCATGGATCGCGTGGCGGGAACACCAGGTGTTTACCTACGTCTTCGGAACAAGCTGTCCAAGCAGGGGCACCCAGATTGGTTCGTCCCGTACATCGCACTGGAGGAATCAGCTAGCGGCGTGACGGACTACTCGTGCACGTTTCTGATGGGGCTGTTGCAGACGCCGGAGTACGCGGCGGCCGTCATGCGCGCGGCTTTCCCCCGCGCATCCGATGAGTGGATCAAAGAGAACGTTGAACTCCGGATGCGACGACAGGCGGTGTTGGATCGGGAAGATCCTCCGTTGCTCTGGGTCATCGTGCACGAAGCCGTCCTGCGCGCTGTCGTTGGCGGAGTTGCTGTCATGGTGAGCCAGCTCGAACACCTCACGGTGCTCATGAAGTCGCCACACGTCACGATCCAAGTGCTCCCCTACAAGGCGGGTGCCGCTCCATCCCACCTGCCCTTTACGCTGCTCTCGTTGGACGGGAAGCCCCACGCCGTCTACACCGAGACGCCAACCCATGGCGGACAGGTGGACGAGACACCGAGCGTGGTGGCCTCTGCGGTCGGCATGTTCGACCGGCTACGCATGGCGGCGCTCTCCGATGAAGAGTCGCGTCTCTTTATTCGCAAGATCATGGAGGACCACACGACATGAGCAACGCACCCGCTCCTGAGCCCCTGTACTGGGTCAAGAGTTCATACAGCGGCGGGCAGGGCCAGTGTGTCGAGTGGGCACCCGACCATGCTGCCACCACCGGTGAGTTCAAGGTCCGGGACTCCAAGGACCCCCACGGCCCGCACCTCACCCTGACGGCTGGAGCCTTCACCGGGCTGGTGACCTTCGCGAAGTCTCACGGCTGACCCCGGCGTACTCGCACCCAGCCACCTTCGGCCCGCTCAGCGCAGCACGCCAAGAAGCCCCGTCACCCTCTCGGGTAACGGGGCTTCGTCATGAGGTCATGCGGCCATGGGGGTGCACGCGGGCTCGTCCTGCCAGACGACCCAGGGGGCACCGACGGGAACGAGCCGACCGGAGTGCGGGGAGATGGACCATTCGTGGATGCCGGCGGGTCCACCCGTGGCGTACCGGTACGCGACCAATCGGAAGTGCCTCACTTCCTTCGGGGCGACGTTCGCCACGGCGACGGCGAGCACGTACAACGAGCGCTCCAGCTCGTGTGCGTTGCCGATGTAGTCGGGCATCGGCGGGAACTCATCACCGGCCTTTTTCCAAACCCAGCGGTTTGTTTCCACCCACCGAGGGACCTCAACGCGGATCTCCACGGTCGGCCCACCCCCTGAAATCACGGACACAACAACCCCCTACTGCCTACTGCGCCAGTCCGAATAGCACAGGTTTTCGACAGTAACACCCCGGTGAAGCATATGCATATGGGGTATTTCAAGATCTTCAAGGGGTATCAAAACGCACTTACTGGACATACTCCATGGTCTGAACCGGAGTCCATGCACCGAGATTCAACTACAGCGCGCTTGGTTTGTTTCTACCAGACATTTCCCCCTGCGGGAGACTCCGAAGCCCCCCTCCGGGTCAGGCGGGCAGCCATGGCGGCAGCCAGCTCCTCCGCCTCTTCCGGGGTCTGCGCCACGGCCTTGATCCACCGCTTACCGAACGCCTTGAGCCCCTTGGAGCGGGCTTCGCGCACGGCCTTCGCGGTCGTGCCCATGTCGGCGGCAAGCTCGTCGTCCGCCGTCTTGCCATAGAACGGGACGGGGTCGATGCCGAAGGTTCCGCGCAGCACGTACGCCTGACCGTCGCCCATCGTGTCCAGCAAGCCATGGACGAGACAGCGCTTGACCCGCTCCGCTTCACGGGAAACGTCATCAGCGGTCACCAGCTCGTCCGGGACGCCGTACGTGGACGTGCCCGGCTCGCACGGCTCGTCCGTGTCTTCGGCGCCCGGGGCCGGGGTGTCCAGGGAGTCCGCCCCCTGGTAGGCAAGACGGGCCGCGTGGGCACGGTCCGCGCTCAGCCGACGCCCCGCCGGGGGAACGGTCTGGCACAGCTTCTCAGCAAGGAACGGGTCACCCCCGGCCCGGTCCAGCATCGAAAGGAACGTTTTTGCAGCGTCCGGGTCCACACCCTGGTTCCGCTCCGCGCGGGTCGCGCCCAGGAGCATGGTCTCCACGGTGGCGTACGCGAAGCCCAGGAAGTCCGTGGTCACGCTCTCGTCAAACCGCGTGAGGGCTTCCCAGACCGCTATGCGCCCCATCTGTTCGAACTCGTCGCGGTAGTCGTCGTGGCGCGGGCCGGACTCCGCCATGCGACGGGCCGCCTTCCGGGCGAGAACCGCTATCCGCGATTCAGTGGTTTCGATGACCGCCGTCGTGGCCTCAAGGTCGTTGGCCTGGGCGGCGCGGACGGTCGAAAGTGCAAGCGTGCTGGACACGGGCGGGCTCTCCTTGGCTTGGCTCACCCGTGGTCTGGTGAGCCGATTGCCCGGAGAGGGCCGAACCGTCGTGCACAGCTATTGAGCTGCGGTTATGCCTGTTTCTGGGTGCACGAAGCCCAGGGCATTTCTGAAAAATGGCACGGCGAATCAAGCCCCCTGCCGGGGGGGGTTGACGCGGGGCTTGATCAGTGCCGTACGTCGGAACGGTTAGTTGGTGGCGCCGGCGGTCGGTGCGGAACGTCGGCGGATTTCACGGGCTTAGATCCGCGAGTGCCGAGCGCAGATGCGGTCAGGGAACTGGACGTGACCCGGGTTCCGTCGCGGGGATGACACCGGCGCGCGACAGGTAACGGCATCGAAATGCAACGGGGTCAAGCGACTCGCGTGAGTCGCTTGAATCGGCAGCGCCTGGCCCCCTCCCCGGGCGGGGGACGGGGCCAGGCGCCGGTCAGTAATCCGCGCCGTAGAGGCTGCCCCAGCTCCGTCCGCCGATTTCGGCTTCGGCCGTGATCGGGACGCCGTACAGATCGAAGGTCATTGCCTTCTCAACCGCGCGGGCCGCATCTGCCGCGTCTTCACGCGGAGCCGAAAGGAGGGCTTCGTCATGGATCGGGAGCTTGAGCATGTCCAGGAGCCCCGCCTCCTCGATGTTGAGGAGCGCTTGCCCCAGGCAGTCCCGGGCCACCGACTGGCAGGCGTAGTTGACCACCGCGTAAGTACGGTCCCGGTCCAGCGGCAGGCGGCGCCCTGTCGCGGAGACGAAGACCATGCCGGACTCGTACGCTTCCCGCTGCCACCGGCGGGACGCGCGCTTGATCTCCGGATACAGCCGGTCGTACTCCGCGAAGGCGCGGGCCATGGCCTCTTCACTGGCCCCGGTCTGGCGGGCGGCCGTGCGGACGCCTCCGCCGTAGACCTTCGAGAACCCGGCGCCTTTCATGACCTTGCGGTCCGACTCCGTGGCCCCCGCTCCCCGGACGAGCCGGGCCGTGAACCAGTGGATGTCTTCCCCGGCAAGGAAGCCCTCCCGCATCCGTCGCACGTCCGCCAGGGCGGCAAGGACGCGCATCTCAACGGCGCTGAAGTCGCACGAGATCATGACGTGACCGGGGTCCGCGAGCAGGGCCCGCCGGATCATCTGGTCTGAGCTGGGCAGGGTCTGGAGCGCGGGCCGGGTCACGGACATGCGCCCCGTCCGGGCCGCCATGGAATGCACGAAGGGGTGACACCGTCCCCCGGCGTCCATGACCTCAAGGAAGGTGTCCGCGTAGGACGCGCGCCACTTCCCGGCCCGCTTCGAGCGGATCACGGCTTCGGCCAGGGGGTTGGGCGTCCGACCGTTCAGGCGCTCACCCTGAAGGCTCAGGTCCGCCAGGGCGGAGAGGACCGCCTTGTCCACCTTCAGGGCGCCACTCCCGGTGCGCTCCGTCAGGCGCTCGCCCATGCCAACGAGCGCTTCGGCCAGGGTCCGGGTGCTGTTGACGTTCTCGACGCCGTACCGGCGGGCCACGTCGGCGTAATGCTGCTCCTCGTACGTCAGGTTGGCCCGCAGCTCCTGTACGTAGCTCTCGTCCACGACCATGCCCGCGCGCTGCATGTGGGTGCAGATCCGCGCTATCTCGTGTTCGTACTGGACGAGTTCAGGGCGCACGCCCAGGCGGTCCAGCTCCCGCGTGAGGATGGGGTCCAGGCGGGCCGTGAGGATCACGTCCAGCCCCGCGTACAGGTTGTAGGTGGGGTGGTCCAGGGGGATGCCGGCCCAGCCGGTGGCCGTCGTCAGGCCCAGGCTCCGGAAGATCTGGGTGAGGTCCCCTTGCGTGTCCGGGGCGGAGGGGTCCACGTAGTGGGCGGACAGGGGCTTGAGGCCCGTGCCGATGCCGCCTTCCTGGGGCTGCCTGGGGTCCAGGAGCCCGGCCTTGAGCCGGGTGTCCGTGGTGCGCGGTGCGAGCACTTCGAGCGGCGCCCCGGCGTGCTCGTCCAGAACAGCCCAGTCGAAGGGGGCGTTGTGAATCTGGAAGCGGTCTACGCGGCGCAGTGCCGCGCGGGCGGCGGACTGGAAGGCGGGCCCGCGTTCCCAGTGGATGACCCAGGCGTCCCGCTCGTCCCCGAACTGGACGGTCCGGAGGCGGTAGCCGGGGCTGTAGATGTCCAGCCCGCTCGTCTCCGTGTCGAGTGCGACGGGGCCCCGGCGGTTGGCGCGGGCAAGCCAGGAGCTGAAGCGGGTGAAGTCTTCGCGGGTCTGGGGCACGTGGACGGTGACGGTGTCCCCGGCCACCGCGTGGCGGTAGGTCTGCAAGGTCTCTCCCCGTGAACGGGGGCAGAGTCCGCCCGGCGCGCACGAAGGGCAGGAGCCCACCCGGTCGTTCTGGGCGGGCCCCTGCCCGTGCTGTGCGGTTGTCCGGTCAGTCCATGAGCCGCCGGAACGCTTCGAATGCCTGGGCGGGGACAACTCCGTTGCCCAGCGCCTTGAGTTGGTGCTTACGGGTCAGTCCGGGTACTTCGGTGACCCAGCCGGCGGGCAGGCCCATGAGCCATTCGCACCACCGGGGAACGAGCCGGATGCCACCGCGCGGCCCGCGTTCAGTGGGCGGAGGGGAGGCGCGCCCGGTCAGCTCCTCCCAGCGCCGCACGGCGGGGAGGTATTCGCCCCACCATGCGGAAGGAGAACGACGACTGTCCGGAGATTCGAAGAACCCTGACGGGTCTTCGATTGGCCCGGTCCGCCCAAACCGTCTGAGGCGGTCGGAGTGGGGAAGAAGAAAACAAGCTTCGTCGGCGAGGGTTGCCGCGTGAGGCTGGCTACTGCCCCCCCCCCCCCCCCCCCCCCACTCCCACCCCCCACCCCCCTCTGCCCACCAGCCCCGCGAGGACTTCCGCGAGCCCGCGCGTCCGGATCGCGGCAACATTTTCCAGGAAGACGACTCCCGGTCGAAGGACGCGAACGGCGTCAAGGACGTTGAACCAGATTGCTGACCTTGAATCGCTCAGCCCCCTTCGTCGTCCGGCGTTGCTGATCCCCTGGCACGGGAAGCCCGCCGTGATGATGGTGATTTCACCCCTGAGCGCGGCCCAGTCGATGGCCTGGACGTCCCCCAGGTTCGGGGCGTCCGGGTACCGGGCCGCCAGGATCTGGGAGGCGTGCGGGTCAATCTCCGCGACGTAGCGCACGCGCTCTCCGGTCAGCGCCTCCACGGCGAGCCCCAGCCCCCCGTACCCGGCGCACAACTCCAAAATGGGCATGACGAGCCCACCCCCTTACGCGGCGTGGGCGTACTTATCGAAGATGCCGGGACCGGACGGCGCCGCGTCGTCCACGGCCGGACGGACGCCTACGAGCGCGATGCCCTTGTTGGTCTTCTTGCGGACAACCCCGCGCTCCTCCATGGCTCCGAAGAACGCGCGCCGGGTCCACCGCTCCTTGAGCGGGAGGTTTTCCGCCTCACACCAGTCGAGATACGCGTTGAACGCGTCCCCACCCGGCATCTGGGCTGCCTCGTAGCGTTCAAGCACACCGGGGAAGAAGCCGCTCAGCGCATCGGAGGTCTCCCGGTAGTCCCGCGTGGCCTCCGCGATGACGGGTGGGTCCTGAAGCCCTCCCTCGTACCACTCCATCGCACCCCGGACCGCCCACGCGGCAATGCCCTCCGCCTCAGCCATGAGCTTCTGGTCAAGGTAGGGGTCACGCTCCTCCGGGGCGAACCACCGCGTGAACGGCAGCATTTTCACCCGGCGCCACAGACCTTCATCCTGACCACGGAAGCGGGGGCGGTGGTTCGTGGAAAGGACGATAAGGAAGCTGGGCTTGAATTCGAAAAACTCTTGCCTCATGAACCTCGCGGACACCATGTCCTTACCGGACGTGCGCTTGAGGATCGCTTCCGACATCGGCTTACCGCTCTCGCCTTCGCTCGCCATCACGAGCCGGCTCCCCCTCAGCCCGGCGATATCGTTGGGAATTCCCCCGCTGGGCCGCTCCTCGAAGGTGGCGAACGCGGTCGTTTTCGTGACCGCCCTGAAAACACTGGTGAGCGTGTCCGTCGCCACCGATTTCCCGTTCGCGCCTTTCCCCCACATGACCACGAAGCACTGTTCCGCGACCGATCCTGTGATGCCGTAGCCCACGAGCCGCCGGAAGTAGTCGGCCAACTCCGGGTGCCCCGGGAAGACTTCGAGCAGAAAGCTCAGCCATCGGGGGCATTCGGCTTCGGGTCGGTAGTCGATGTCCAGCGCGTACGTGAGCATGTCGCGCTTGTCGTGCTCGCGCAGCTCCCCCGTCCGGAGGTCCACCGTTCCGTTGGCGAAGGTCAGAAGTTCCGGGTGGGCGTCGAACGCGGACGCGTCCACGTGGACGGACGGGACCGCCCGCAGCTCCCGTATCAAGGAGTCGATGTTCCGCGTCAGCGTGAAGCCCTGAGCGGCCTTCAGGAGCCGAGCCCCGGGATCGTCCTTGGCCTCCCCGCCCTTCTCCACATGGGCGGCGCTAAGTTCAGCGGCAGCCACGGTCAGGGCGGCGCCCATGTAGTGGATGGCCTGACGGACGCGGGTGTCACCGCGCTCCCAGACCTTCCCCGTCCACATGTAGAAACCCAGCCCGGGGGCGTGCTTGATCATGCCCCGGGTGAAAGCCACCAACGAGTGAGCGTTGAGCACGTCGGACGAGCCGTAACGCTCCGCGAACTCCTTCATGAGCCGGACCGCGCGGGCGGCTTCGTCAGCGTCCGGAACGAGTGCGCCGGTGGCCCCGTCCACGAGCGCGGAGCTGGCGGGCTGGACGGGCCGGGCCGCCTTCACCGCACGGTGGAGAGCGGAGGGGAAAGCCGCCGGATCGTCCTCGCGCCACCGGGTCAGGTCGTGACCGGCGGTGGGGATGTCCAGCACGAACACGGACACGCCGTGGGCGGCAAGGCCCTCCGCCAGGCGCTGGGTGAATCCGGCACCCGCGTCGTCGTGATCTCCGGCAACGATGACCTGGGAGCCCTTGAGCCCTTCGGCCAACTCCCTTGTCAGCTCCGGGTTCCCGGCCAGACTGGCGCCCCGCACGGCCACGGAGTCGTAGCCCACGCCCGTGGCGGTGAGCGCGTCTCCGGGCCCCTCCGCGAGGATGGTGACGCCGTACCCGCCCCCGCCGCGAAAGACGCCGTAGGCGGACCAACGCATCCCTTCGGGGTTCATCAGGCTCAGCCACCGCCCGGGACACTGCCCGGTGAGGTCCCGGCCCTGAAGCCCCCGGAGGGTGCCGGAGAAGTCCCTCAGCGGCACCGTCAGGCGCGGGTACGCCAGAAACGAGCGGGAGCGGTAGGGGAAGCCGTCGATGGTGTCCCCGTCGTCCACGCCAAGTAGGTGGTCGGCGGCCCCGTCCATGTCGAGTCCGAAGCGGCTTGCCGCGTACTGGGCGGCGCGTCCGGCGGTCTCGTCGTCCAGCCTCCGCAACAGGGTGGTGGACTCGTCCACGTACCGGGCCAGTGCCGCAGTCTCCGCGACGCCCACGAGCTGGGGGCGCACGGATGAGACGGTCAACCCCTCCCCGCCGGAGTTGAACAGGTCCGGGAAGCGGAGCCCCACGGCCCCGATCACGTCTTCGGTCCGACAGCCAGCCCGGCAAGTGACGCGGACCTTGTGGTCATCCCCGCGCCAGATCCGAAGGGACGGGCGGGAATCGCCGTGCGCGGGGCACTGGGCGAGATAACCCCCGTCCGCCTCTTCGGTGACCTGGGAGAACCGGGCGAGCAGGTGAGTGAACAGCATGTGCGTGCCTCCTTCACCCGGTCTCTGGGGCGCGGATTGCCCGCGCTAGAGCCGGGCGCGGAGGTCCGCCACGAGCTGGGCGAAGCGCGCCAAATCGGTGGTCAGGTACCACCGGGTGGAGTCGAGACCGCGCACCGTCGGCGCGAAGGCGTACCGCTCCCGCATCTCCCGCGTGGACACCCCCAGCGCGACACGCACCCGCGTCCACGTCCGTACTCCCAAGTGCACGCGCGCCAGGCGGACGTTGGCCCGCCGGACCTTGTGGACCACCACGCCGTACGGGTAGCCCGCGTGGTGCGCCTCAACGTGCGCCTGCCGGAGCCACGTGGGGACCGCCGGGGACTTCACGTCCTTGCACTCCAGGACGAAGGGCGGACAGTGCACGTCGCCCACGTCCTTGGCGCCTTCCTGGGCTGCCCGCCGGACGTTGAGGGCAGAGAAGATGTCCTTGAGCCTGCCCGTCTCGTCCACGAGCCCCAGCGCTTCGTTGAGGTGATCCCGGACGGCGGACTCCCAGGCCGTTCCCCGGACTTTCGCCGGGTTAGCCACGTACCCACCGCGCGTCCGCGCCACGGCACACCGCATGGGCCACCGCGTCCATGTACCGGCCCCAGTCCCGGCGATCCGACACCCCGGGCGCAAGCCACAGCGTGTCCCCCACCTCCAGGGCGCAGAGGTCCCCCAGCGCCGGAGCGCTCGTCTTTGTGATGCCTACTTCCATTCCTCCCCCTTCAAGCGACTCACGTGAGTCGCTTGGAAACGCCGAAGGGCCGGAGCGGCAACCCAGTGGGTTCCGTCCGGCCCTTCCGTGTGGCTACGCGTCGCGCTCGCCTGTCACGTTGGACAGGCACAGCCGTGCGTGTTCGTTCGAGATCCATTCCTTCCGGAGACGCTTACGCGGCACGAAGCCGGATTCCGTCCCGGTGGGCTGGACGAGCAGCATGGGGCGAAGGATGCCTTCCACCCGGCGCACGGTGACCTTCTCAATGATCGCGTCGGCCAGGCGGACGCGGTTGCCCTGTCGGGCGCCGTACGTGATCAGGTCTCCCCGGTACAGCTCGTTGCCCGCGTAGTCGGAGACCGTCCCGCGTCTACCCATAGACGAACTCCTCTTCGTCCACGCCGAAGCGTCGGCGGCGCTCACTGATGACGTGCGGGATCTCGCCCGGCTTCCACTCCCAGAGGGGGGCCTTGACCGCCGGGTCCGGCAGGAACCGAAGGAGCGTGGCGAATTCCCCGGTCCCCGCCTTCGTGGTCAGGAACGAGCCGGGCAGATACCCGCTCAACGAGCCTCCGCAATCGCGTCGTTGTACGAGCCCAGGACCTGAATCACGGGCTTGCGGAAGTCCACCTTCTCCCCGGCGCCGTTGATGAAGCTGACGTGCTCCAGGGTCAGCCGGCACAGGGCTTCACCCTCGACCGCGTCAAGCGCGTCCTTGACCTCGTGGATAACCTCCGCGAGCGTCCACGCCGACGCGATGAGCTTGCCCTTGCCCAGCTCGTAGTCATGGGCCAGACGGAAGGTGACGTTGATGGACGGGGCCGGGCCGATGCCCTGGCGGGCCATCTCCTTGCGCTCGCTCATGAGCTTCGGGCAGCCGCACGGCTCCCCCTTGCGCTCCGGCGGGGACAGGAAGCTCACCCCGTCGCACTCGTGGACCGGACCGGTCCGGCCCCACAGGATGAGCTTGTCCTCAATGGCCTTGCTGCCGGAAAGGACGATCTCCACGGACGGGGTGTCCGTGAGGATCTGGAGGTTCATTTCCTTCGTGGGGTCGTACTCCTCGACGGAGCCGCCCAGGAGCTGGGCCACCGCGTCGGCTACGACCGGATCACCAGTCAGCACACGCCAGTTGGCGAGGCTGACGGGCTTCTTGTTGACCACCATGCCGGACCGGAACTGAAACACGTAGTCGTTGCTGAACTCGTGTTCCGGCTTCGGCTTCGGCTTCGCGTCCGGGTCGGTGGCGAAAATCTGGAGCGCCATGCGCTATCCCCCTGGGTGTCTGCTGATCAGGGGGAAGAGCGGAGCGCCGCCCGTCCCCCTTCACTCGGGGTCTAGGGGGCCGATTGCCCACAGCCTGGGGATAACGAAAAGCCCCCGGCAACCGAAGTCACCGGGGGCGGGTGCTACTTGGCGCGCCGCTGGGTGCCCGTCACGAGTTGGTCCGTGGCCTGGGCGATGACCCGGCCGATGACCTTCTTGGACAGTTCACGGTCCCAATCAAGGACCCGAAGCAGGGTGAGGAACACGCGGAAGATCTCCTCATCGATGCGGACCGGCTGAAAGGTCCACGTCTCGTCCGTGATGTGGAGGACGCACGCACCGTCGAACTCCGGCATGGCCGCGCTCACGCCCTGCGGGTCGATGATGCGATCAGCATGGGCGTACGCGGCCATCTGAAGCGCCACGTCCGGGTAGATGCTCCGGCTCGTCTTCCAGTCCACGATCACGGTGTGACGCGTGCCGGAGCGGTCCGGGGTCAGCTCCCCCTCCTCGTCCAGCCACACGTTGAGGATCGCGTCGAAGCTCCCGGCATAGGCGTATTGATCACTCCATGCCACGTCTTCGGCGCGAACGAGTTCGGGGTTGACCGCCTCAAGGAACTCCGCGAAGTGGTCGCGGTAGGGCTCAAGGTCCGGGTGGACGCGCCCCAGGGCCTCACCCCGGATCATGCGCTCAAACAGGTCGTGCGCGTCGCTGCCCAGGTCGGCGCGGCGCTTCGTGTACCGTCTGGCGGCGCCCTTCAGGTAGTCAACGGCGCCCTGGCGGTCGCGCTCCGCCATCTGCCGGACGAACGGCAAGGAGTCAACGGCCAGCTCCGCCACCATCCGGGCGTTCCAGAACGCGAGAAACGGCTTGGGCAGCATACTGAGGACGGACGTAACACCGGGGACCTTGAGGTCAGGCTTTTCGGGGTCGAAGTAGAAGCGGCTCCCGCTTCGGCTGATGGTGCGGATCTGGCCCATGGGCCGGGCCCCCTTCAGGCTCGTGGTGAGTGGTACACCACGGGTCTGGGGAGCGCATTGCCCAGGCGGTGACGGAGTGATGCGGTGGCGCGGTCTCCGGGATGTCCTCTACTTGTTGGTGGTTGGGTCTCTGCCCGGTACCAACCTCTTCTTCATTCCGGCACTTCGTCACCCGACCGCCGAAGCGGTCCGAACGCAGCGAAGCCCCGCCGGTCCGCAGAGAGACCGACGGGGCTTCGGAAGGCGTAGTTCAGATCTGGTCGGCAAGTTCCTGGGCACGTGCCGCGAGCGCCTTGAGGCGGGTGCGGACCTTGCGCTTCTGGTGCCCGTTGAGCTTCGCCGCGTTCTTCTCCGCCTTCTCCAACTCCGCCGTGATCGTGGTGAAGTAGTTCTCAAGGCGGGCTTCAGGCGTCAGCCGGGATTCGTCGGCTCCCCTCAGCGCGGCCCGCCGCTCCCGCTCCAGCTCCGTACGGCCCTTGCGAGGGAGTTCGATCCCCTTGGACGCGTACAGTCCGTAGACCGCCTCTGTGAGGCTTGCGGGGCTCTCCTCCGTCTCCTTCTCTTTCGCTTTCAGGTACGCGTCAGCGGCCTCCGGGTAGTGCTTCTGGACCTCTTCGAGTCCCGCTTCCTTGTCCGCGTCCAGCCCCCGCAGGTACCCGACGAGAACGTCACTGTTCTTGTTGCGGACCGCGCGCTTGAGCGACTTAAGGACCTCCGCCTTGTCCTCATCGTCGTCGGCGATCTGCTCCGCCACCTCCGCATAGACCAGCGCGGCGGTGTTGCGCGTGTACTTCTGATGAGCGATCAGGTCCGGGAGTTCGAAGGTGTTGAGCGACTTCTTCCGCATGGCCAACTGGAGTTCGGAGACCTTCTCCGCGATCTTCTTGGCCTCAACGCCCAGGTTGACGGCCGACGACACATGGGCGGACGCCTCAGAGATCAGCGCGGCCACGTCCGCCGGGATGACGAGCGGTTCCCCGTCGCCTTCGTCGTCGCCTTCGTCGTCGCCTTCGTCGTCGTCTTCGTCGCCCCCGCCTGTGGTGCCCGGGATGGCTACCTCTGCACCCTTGGCCCCCTCCGCCTCCGCGCCGCCCTGGGGCTCGCCCCCGGCGGGAAGCTGCGGTTGGAGAGCTACCTTGAGATCGTCACGCAGATCAGTGCGAAGGTGGACCGACCCCTTGCCCTTGAGCGTCTTGAGAAGCCCCTCAGTCTCCTCAACGATTTCAGCAATGGCGCTCTCGTCCGCGCCGTTGGCAACCATGGCGCGGATGCGCTCCAGGTTGCCGTTGACCGTGTCCTTGATCGCGTCGTTGGCGGTCATCTCGTATTTCTCCCCGGTGTCGCGGTTCTCGATGGTGATCTCAAGGTCCGACTCACGCATGCGAGCGGTTCGGAACATGTCCAGTGCTCCTCGATGCGCTCCCCCTTCGTCGGCATACGGGGTCGCACCTTTGGTGCCCGATCCGCCCCAGACGTACGACAGGCGCCACGGCAGGCGCTGACCCTTCTTCGGCATGACTGCCTTTCTGAGAAACGATCACGTCCCGCGATCCCCCCGGGTCGTGTTTTCAGAAAACCGTAGCAGCAACCCGTGTGCCGCGTAGCCGTGTTCAAGCGACTCGCGTGAGTCACTTGGGTACGCAGAAAGCCCCTCACCCGGGAAGGGTGAGGGGCTTTCTTCGGTCACTGGTAGGTGACGAGCCGGTCAGCTGCACAGTGCAGCTCAGCCAGGGGGCCGGCGTTGGTGAGCGTCATGTCCGCCGGGTAGGCGTCAAGCTCCGTTTCGCTCTCGTGGGCCGCGTTGACGCCCAGGTGCGGAGTGGCGGGGCGGTTCACCCGAACGAGCGTGAAGCCCCGGTTCTTCAGGGCCTCACACTCGTTGACGTGCCTCACGTCGGTCACGACCACCGGGAGGTTCCAGGCGTCGGCCACGGACACCCGGTCCATGGCGAGATTCACCCAGTAGCCCGGGTCCTGCTTGCGCACCGCCGACCCCATGCGCTGAAGCGTGCGCCGGATCTCCGGGCTTCGGCGCTTGGCCCGGTCCCAGCCGAAGCGGTTGACCACGTCGGACAGGCGAACCGGGACGGGCCCGAACCCGGCGGGCTCGTAGGTGACGACCGGGTCCACGCGGAGGGCCATCTCCTTGAGCGGGTCAGCGAAGGCCACCCGCGTGAACGCCCACCGGCGGACGAGCCGGCGCCCGATCTCGTCCTTGCCCGCCCCGGCCCGGCCCATGAGTGCGATGTGTCGGTACGTCATCCCAGTCCCCTTCGGTGGAGTGCTCTCACCGGGGGTCTGGGGTGCCGATTGCCTACGCCCGGTACTGGGTGGTGTAGGCGGCCTGGGTCTTGCGGTCCTCCAGGCGCTGGACTGCCTCACCGGTACCCAGCACCGCCGCGACCACGCCCAGGATGAGCGCGGACGGCAGCGACGGGACGAAGTGGGCCACGAGCGCGAGAACTGCCACGGCCACGGTGTAGATCCGGGCAGCGTGCTTCTGTACGAACTCCACGATCATGCGGGTACCCCCTGTTGTTGCTGTGTGTGATGGTGTGCGCCGCGTCGTGGGCAGGCTCGTCCACGGCCGGGCTCGTGTGCCGCTCCTGGCGGCACGCTGGGTAGCGGTTAGACCGCCGGGACCTTGAGCGCGTCCCACTGGCGTTTGCCGGGCCAGCCGTCGCAGTACGCCGGGGCGTCGCGCAGCTTGCGCTGCCACTTGCGGAAGGACTCGCGGTCCGCGTTCGTCCACTGGGGGCCGGGGCCGGACGAGTAGGCGGAGCACCCCTCAGCCACGAGCCGGCGACCCATGGCCGTGACGAGCGGGCCATTGGGCTTGCCCTTGAAGTACGCCTCACCGGGGAACGGCGCGTACTTCGGCGCGCTCGCCTTCGTCTTGAGCTTCTGGCCGGGCCGGATGACGTAAGGCGCCTTGAGCCCGTTGAGCTGGGCCAGGGTTTGCCACTTGATCCCCAGGGCCCGGCCGATGCCAGAGAGGGTGTCCCCGCTCTTCACCGTGTAGCTCCCAGTGGTCGGGGCCGGGGAGGAGCCGCCCGCGATGGCCTTCGCGCGCTTCAGGATCTCCGGGAGCTGGGCGACCACACGTGAACCGGGACACGATGTGTGCCCGCCCCAGGCACTCCCGCCCATGCCGTGGTACCCCAGGCCCCGGCCGTTCGGGTCGGTGGTTAGCCGAAGCGGGACGCCGTGGGTCTTGTGCGCCCAGGCGAGCACTTCGGCGCACCGGGAGAGCTGGGCGTCCGTCAGCGTGTCCCCGCCCCGCCCCTCGTTCTCGATGCTCAGCCATGCCCGGTTGCCGCCCGCCTGGGCCCAGGCCCGGTTGGCGGTGTCCACCCACTGGCAGAGCTGACCGGCGCGGCTCGTGCCGAAGTGGGCGGACGCCTGAGCCCGGCTGTTCCGGAACCACGAATCGGTACCGGCGTAGGAGCCGTCCATGATGTGGATCACCACGCCGTGGACGGAGTCCTGCCCGCCTGCGGTGTAGTTGGTCGGAATGGGCTTCCACGTCGCCCCGTTGAATCGCGCCATGCGCGACCTCCCTTGTTCAGAGGGAAACCCCCGCCCGAAGTCCGGACGGGGGCGCGTTGCACTGGGGGTCTGGCGAGTCGGTTGCCTGCTAGGCGAGTGCCGCCCAGAACCTGTTGGAGCCGTTCTCCACGGCGCTCAGGCTGATGGACGCGGGGGCAGATGTGGCAGCCGTGCCCGCGATGGAGCCGTACCGCCTGATGTTGTTGAGCCCAAAGAAGTTGGGCGGAGAGCCGAAGGCAGAATCGGCGCACAGCATCATGGGCCCGTCCCCGGCCGTGGTGTTGTACCGGAAGGACCACGCCACGTAGTAGATCCCGGCGGGCAGGGACGCGTTAGCCGTGAGCGGAGCGGACACGGTGGCGCCGCCCGCGTTGTGGACTCCGGCAATGACCGTCTCCCCGGTCAGCGCTGCCGTCGTGCCCACGCGGGTGCCCGACGCGTTGTAGATGGCGCCCCAGGAACCGGCAGTCATCCCGCCCGCGTACCCGCCGAAGTGCCAGCAGACGCGGGAAACCGTCTGCGTGCTCTTCAAGAGCACGGCGGTGATCCGGAGAGTTGCGTTGCCGGGGTAAATGGGCGTGCTCATCCCAACCGCCGGGTCGAATGCCCACGCCTTCAGGCCCAGGTCGGATGGGCCCCAAGTGTGGTCCGTGGGGACCTCCAGCGGGAGCTGGGCGAGGGGGAGGCGGGACGAGCCGTCCAGGGAGGCCACGCCGTTGGCCGTGCCCCGGGCGGAGGTCGCCAGGGCGGACACGTCGGCAGCGACCAGGGTGACGGTTGGGCCGCTCTTGCCGTTGACGGTGACCACCGCCCCGGAGGGGATGGAGAGTTGGGCGCCGGGAACCTTCCCGGTCTCGTCCAGCGACGCGACGCCACCCGGGGCTCCCCGATCAGAAGCCGGTACGGCGCCCACGTCGGCAGCATGAAGGACGATGTCCGGGCCCAGGCTGCCGTTGACGCTGTTGACCGAGCCGTTCCCCGGATCGCCCTTCGGGCCCTGGACACCTTCAGGCCCGACGGGCCCGGGAGGGCCGGCCGGGCCGGTGTCGCCCTTCGGGCCGGGGACGGTGCTTGCCTCTCCGGTGTCCCCCTTGGGGCCCCGGTCGCCCTGGGGGCCGGTGTCGCCCTTGGGCCCCTTCAAGTTGCCGACGGGGGCGCCCCAGTCAGTCTCGCCCCGCTGCCGGATATCGCCGGTGTCGGCACGAAGGAGAAGATCCCCCGGCTTCGCGTCGGCGCTGGGCGTGGTGGTGTCGTTCACGTACCACTGAGATCCCCGGAGGTCTCCGCCCACGGTTGCCCAGGCACCGCCGCTCTTCTTCCACATGGTCACGGTGGTGTGCGTGACTCCCAGAAGGCTCCGGGTGTCGTACTGGGTGTAGAAGTCCCCATCCAGGCCCAGGTCCGCCGCCGGAGCGGTGTTGCCGGTGTAGATCTGGGAGCCGGGTACGGGCACGTAGTTCGGGGTGGTCGGGTCTGCGGGCGCCACGTCGGCAAGGTCCACGTCCGGGACGTTCTTGGGCAGCAACAGGGCGAAGGTCCGGGAGCCCACGACCCCGGCAAGGTTCTCCTTGACGGTCCACGCCCAGCCGCTGGGGTTCATGTCCGGCGCGTCCGTCGCAGGCAGGCGGGCGGAGAAGGAACCGTTCTCGTCCAGCGCCGCCACCACGGGCCCGGCGATGAACAGATCCGACTGCGGAAAGGTGAGGAGCCCCGGAGCGGTGAAAGTAACGGTTCCAGTCAGTGCGCGTCCGTCAGGGCCCAGGTAGCGGCCGTGCACGCGGACGGTCGGAATGCCGGGCGGCAGCGGGCTAGTGTCGGTCGGTGTGCTCATGCTTCCCCCTACAGAAATGGGGCATCCAACCGACTCACGTGAGTCGGTTGGATGCCCTGCGGTTCGGTCTTATGGGCGGGCCAGGAGTTCCGCGACCTGGGCCCGGAGTTCGGCGTTCTCGCGCCGCAGCTCCCGGACCTCTTCGCGCAGCTCCGCAAGCTCTTCCGCCTGGCGCTCCGCCTTGCTCGCCCAAGCTTCCGCTTCTTCGCGCCACGCGTCGCGCATCCCGGTTTGCCACCGGTGGAGCACCACGCCGATGAAGAGCAACAGGGGAACGGCAGTCTCAGCGGCCCCGTAGAGGCGGGTCAGGTCCATCGTTCCCCCTAAACACCCAAGATTGGCTCTGTGATGTCCGGGTCACGGCCCCATCCGCCGTCCGTCCCCCGCATCCAGGCCCAACCCTTCTCGTCGGCTTCCGGGATGCGCTCCTTCGGCAGACCTACGCAGTAGTGCATGGCGGAGATCCCGTACGCCCCGTCGTCGGAGTTGGGCACGGTGACGAAGTCCGGCGCCCATGGGCTCTTGTCACGGTAGGTCGGCACCCACCACCACTTACCGCTCTCGTCCTGCTTGTAGCCGTAGTTGAGGATGTTCCCGTCGATGGCGGCCCCTTCAGTGGCGGAAATCGCGTAGATGTCGCGCCCCTTGGGGTGCTCCGGCCCCCGCTTGTACCTGTGCTGTAGCTCGATGGTGTAGACGGTGGTCTCATCCTGGTAGTCCCAGCCGTAGGGGATGCCGTGGACCCAGCGCATGACAACCACGCCCACCTGCCGTACCTGAGCACCGGTGAGGTTGAGGACCCTGGACGCGCTGACGATCTCGCGTTCCGCCCTGCCTGTGTGCCGGAACGCGGCAAGGCGGACCTCCGCCTCCCGCTTTCCTGTGAACAGGTGGTCAGTGATGAACTTGCATTCCACGCGGTCGAAAACGAGCCCCGTGGCGTTGGCGACGCTCACGGAGGCCCACACGTTCCCGCTGACCGCCGGGCGGTTCTGTGCCGCCCACTCAACGGGCGGGTACCGGTCGAAGGAGTTCACCGGTGCGGGTGCCCGCTCGATGGCGCTGAGCCGGCGCCGGATCTCCGCCAGTTCGTTCACGAGAGAGGGCGGGACGCCGTTAGCTTGGGTTGGCATTGCTCCACAACTCCTTACTGGCGAGCGCCAGGCGGATGGACTCCGTGCCGTTCGCGTCCACCGTCGTGGCGACTTCGGTCACGGCGAACTCGTCCAGGAAGGCGACATATCCCGCGTCCGCGTCCACGGCCACGTAATCGCCCGGGGCGAAGTCCAGTGGTGCGAACTGTCCTGGGTAGAGGGTGAGTTCCGGTATCGCGGTGGGCACTGATCCGGCATTGGCGGTGGCTTGGGCCTTGCCGATGAGTGTCTGCGTTTCCTTCACGTCCGGGTACGTGCCGACCATGACGCGCTCAGGCATCCGGGCAGCAAGCTCCTTGTTCTCGAAGATGCCAACGAGCTTTTCGCCATTGCCCTTGTCGGCCCCAGTCGCGTACGCGGTGGTACACAGTGCCGTTGAGTCGTAGCTGACCTGCGTGACGTTGCAGTTCGCACGGTGTGTCAAAGTCCGGGTCGCGGAGCCCGCGCGGCTGGTCATGACGAACCGGTTGCCCACCCTGACACCGGGCTCAGCCCAGTACGTTTCATAGCGGAAGTTGAACCCGTTGATGTTGTCCGCCAGTTGCTCGATGGCCTCCCCGGCGTTCTTCAGCTCGTACCGGGTCCACACCGTGGTTCGCTTCGCGCCGGTCGCCTTGATCGTGCTCGTGTCCGTGCCGATGCCGTTGTCCGCGTTGAAGTAGGCAATCCACGCCTTCAGGATGTTCGCCTGCTCCAGGCTCCGGGCACTCCATCCGCTGCCGAAGACGCGGCCCTTGTAGTGGGAGTGGAAGCCGGTGGCGCCCAGGGAGAGCGTCCCCGCCTCGATGTCAGCGGAGGCGGTCCAGAAGATCCCGCCCCACACCGGTTCCCCGTCCCGCAGAACCACGAGACCGCTGATACCCGCGATGAGCGATTCCGGGTCGGCCTCCGGGGCGAACAGCGGGATTCCGATGGTCGCGGCCCCAGCCGCGTTGAGCGTATGCGTGAACGAAATGCCAGTGACCGGCAGGCGGTTGACCACCACGCCGGTCTTCACGTCCGTCTGCACGACGGTGTACCTGGGGGCGCCCATCACACCCACCGGTCCCGCCAGGCAATGACCGCCGTTGCCGGCCCAGCGGTGGATGCGGTGGACAGGGTGAGCCGGTGATCCCCGAAGCCGTATTCGGGCCACACAGACCCGGGGGTGATCTTGTCGTTCACGAGTACACCGGTCTCCGTTTCGGTCAGGCGCTGAGCCTCTGAGTTGATCGTGAGCCCGCCGGGGGCCCCGGCCGTGCCGAAGTACCACCCGGTGACCTCATCGGTGAGTACGCAGTCCTGCGCGCCGTCCAGCGTGATCACGGGACGCACGGGGACAGAGCCCGGGGAGGTGAAGCGGAGCTTCGGCGCGGACCCCTGCCAAGGGCTGGACAGGGTCCGGCTCGTCACCGCGTCGGCGTAGATGTGCGGGTCCGTGGCGAACAGCTCGATCACCACGTTGCACACCCGGTGCGCGAAGTTCAGATCGACGGGCCCGGAACGCTTACGCGGGCGGACGTTGACGAAGGCGGTGGCCCCGGCGGCAAGTCCGGGGAAGCGGAAGCGGAGCGGGCTCTCCGGCCCGCCGACCGTGAACGCGGCGAAGACCCGGCCCAGCTCCTGGGCGAACTCCTCATCGGTCGCCCCGTACACCTCAAGGGTCAGGGTCACGGTCCGGCCGTTCATGTAGTCGTCACCGGGGTAGAGCCCGTGTTGCTGCACAAGCGTGAGGTCCGAAGACCGCACGTCCGGCAGCGACACGAGCCCGTCAACGGCCACGATGGACACGGCGGAGTCAGGCTCCCCCATGACAAGTCCCGCATATTCGGCGGTCCAGTCGTTCAGCTCCGCCATGTCCATTCCCCCCTTCAACCGACTCACGTGAGTCGGTTGGTTACGTAGTACGAAGGGCCCAGGCGACTTCACGCCCGATGGTCCAGGGGTCCGCCTGAGAGCGGACGTTGACGACGACTCCACCCGCTGCGGGGGCCGCGTGGTTCGGAATCACGGTTGATCCGCTGGGCAGGGAAACCCACTCCGGGCCGCGCTCGCCCACGCGGGTCAGGCCCTGTGCGGGTCCGCCCATGGCGCGCACATGCGGGATCGGGTTGTCCGGAAGGTCGATGGACAGCGGGCCCCAGCCCAGGCGGTCCGGGATGGCCCAGTTCAGGAGATCCACCACGTGGTTGATCGCTCCCTTGGCCGCGCCGGTCACTGCGGAGCCCAGGCTTGAGGCGAAGCCCCCGAGTCGGCTGAGTCCATTCTTCAGCCCATTGACGACGTTGCCGCCGATCCCCAGTGCGGCGCGGGCCACCCCACCGGCCGCCTGCCCGATGCGCCCCGGCAGGGAGGCGAAGAACCCCACCACCGCGTTGACGCCGTTGCGAGCCTTCTCCTTCACGTCCTCGAAGGCACGCCCCGTGGCGTCCTTGATCTCGTCCCAGTGCTTGATCAGAAACCCGGCCCCGGTGAAGTTCAGGAGCGCGTTGCCCAGCCAAGCGAGCGCCGCGTCAATCTTGTCCGCGACCCAGTCCCAGGCGGCTCCGGTGGCGTCCTTGATCTCGTCCCAGTGCTGGACGATCAGACCGACCAGCGTGAGCGTGAGAAACAAGTTCACCAGGAAGGCGACAACCTGCTTGATCTTGTTCCACACCCAGTCCCACGCCTGGGTGGTCCAGTTGATGACCTTGTCCCAGTTGGCCCAGATGAGTGCAGCGATCCCGACCACAGCGGCAATCACGAGCGCGACCGGTCCCATGGCGACGAGCCACGCGGCAGCCATCCGGGCCGCCTGCACAAGCGCCTGGGCGCCCATCGCGATCCAGCCCCCCACGACGATGGCGGCGGATATCGCCGCCTGACCGCCAGCTCTGAGCCAGCCCCCGACCACGGACCAGTAGGCCAGAGCCTGGGAGGCCGCGCTCGTGGTCGCGGTGGCCGTGGATGTGGCCCACGCTATGCCGTTGGCCATTGCGGACTGGGTGGCCGTGATCCCCCAGGCGATTAGCGCCGGAAGGAGAAGAACCGTTATGACCCCGGCCACGGCCGTGATCGGAACCTTGTTCTCTGCGATGAACCGGCCCACGGCGACGGACGCTCCGATGAGATCGTCAAGGGCAGGGAGGACCGCGCCGCCCAGTACGTCAACAGCGCCCTGTTGGAGCGAGCGCCAGAACGCGGAGAGCTTCGTTGCCGCGTTGTCGTGCATGGTGTCCCCGGCCGCCTTCGCGGCTCCGGCCACCTTGCCCAGCGACTTCGCCGCCGTGTCCACGTTCAGCGAGAAGAGCGCCGCGCCCAGGTCTTCACCCGGTCCTCCGAAGAGCGTCTTGACGGCACTCGCGCGCTCCGCCGAAGCGGGCATCTGGCGGAGGGCGTCAAGGACCTTGTCCATGGCCGCCTTCGCGGAGTCGCCTCCGGCCGCCACGTCCTTCACGATCTGGGAACCGTTCAGCCCGATCGAGCTGAACGTTTCCTCTACCGCCGCCCCGCCCTGACTGGCGACAAGCGAGAACTCCTTGATGGCGTCCGCGACCTTGTCCGCGTCGCGTGCGCCGCCCTGGAGCCCCTGGGAGACGAGCCCCATGGCGGTGGCGCCGTCCAGGCCCATGGTCCGGAAATTTGTCGAATACTCGTTGAAAACGTCGGCTAGGTCTTCGGCCTTGTTCGCGCCCGTCTGAGCACCCCGGGCCATGATGTCGAACGCTTCTTCCGCGTTCTTGGCAAGGCCCGCCTTGATCATGTTGCCCGCCGCGTTGGCGGTGGGCCCCACTTCTTCGCCCAGGACATCGGCCACGTCCATGGCCCGCTTGCCGATGTTGGCCAGCTCGTCCGCCGTGGCCCCCGCCGGGACAAGCCCCTCCCGCCACAGGGCCTTGAGCGACGCGTTGGCGTCTTCGACCGACTCTCCCCAGCCGGATGAGTAGATCTCACCGGCGGCCTTGCCCAGGCGCTGAGCCTCCGCCGGGGACGCCCCAAGTTGAGCCGCCAGGAGATCGTTGCTCTTCTCCTGGGCGAGAGCTTCGGTCAGCCCGGCCGCGAGTCCGCCGGCGATGGCCGCACCGGCGAGCACGGCGGCGCCCTTGAAGCGCTCACCGAAGGAGCTGACTTCGTGCCCGGCGTCCGCGAGACCGTCCGACACGGCATCCCCCAGGCCCCCGGCCTGGGCGGTCGCCTGCCGCAGCGACTGTTCCACCTCATCCGCGAACCGGGATACGTCCGTCGCGCTCCGCTCCAGAGAGTTCGCGAGATCCGACTCATCCCCGAGAAGCGTGATCGTGATGGGTCGCGCCACACCGGCCCCCTTACGTCATGACCGGCGTCCGCCGTTCCCCCGAAGAGCCCTGAGACGTGCGCCCCCGTGACGCGCGTCGGCTCTGTTTGTTCTGCGCTTCGATGTCCGCCGACATCTGGTCAACCAGCGCGTTGAAGTCCCGCAGGGGTAGGGACCGCACGTCCGACCACGTGAGCCCACGGAAGTGGGACACGAGCCGGGCGCAGAGAACTACGCGCTGTGCCCGGTAGGGTCCGGCTTCGCCTTCCCCTTGAACTCCAGCCGGAGCCGTCCCGCGTCCTTGGGCGAGAACGACGGATCTTCACGGCGCTTGACGACCACGGCCATGGCCCGCAGCATCGGGCCCCGACGGCGACCGGGCTTACGCAGCTCGTCAAGCGGGGCGCCCGTCACCTCTTCGATGATGTCGATCTCGTCGATCGACAGGCTGTCGAGATCAAGGGCAAGAATCTCCCCCAGCTCCCCGCCCACCGCCTTCGCGGCCGGAGCCGTCTGCTGAACGGTTCGGACCGGTCGCTTCTTCTGTCCCACAGTTAGTCCCCCTCAAGGTGCTGACGGACCACGGCGCTGATCTCGCGCTCGTATGTCTCGGAAATTTCGGCGCCCTTGCGCGCAAGGGCTCGATACAGGAACCGGTTCGGCCGGATGTGCCGCCGTGGATAGCCGAAGTGGATTGCAGCCGCGTACGGGACACGGGCGGCCGTGCCCGCCTTCACAGCGGCGCCCTTGGCGGAGGCGGTGACCTTGACGGACTTCGCCAACTTCCCCGGCTTGTAGCGCTTGCTGGACTTCGCGTCCCGCCTGCCCTTCGGGGCCGTTGACTCCGCTTCCGGTTTCACCACCTCCGCCGCCGCCTTGTTCGCGGCCCGGACGGAGTTGTTCAGGTCCCGGCTCCTGAGCCGACGGACGTTCTTCTGAAGCTCACGGAGTCCGGTCACCCGGACCGTGTACGCCGACGTGCGTGCCATCGGGCCTCACCCCTTGTCTGGGGTGCCGGTTGCCTTGGGCGGCGCCGGGTCTGCGGGCTTCGGCTCCGTGTAGACGGCCGTGATCGCGGCCTCGCCCGTGCCCGGGTCCAGCACGCGGAAGGGAAGGGTGTGGGCCGTCACGTCGTCCGTGGATGCCTCCGGGGACTCCCCGGTGAACTGGATGGCCGGAGCTTCCACGCGGAAGCTCGTGCCCGGCGTCAGGCCCGTGAGGTCCACGCGGAGGGAGACCACCTCACCGGCAACGAACGCCTCGTACAGCTTCAGGGACTCCCCGGTGAACTCCCCCTCAAGCTCTCCCTCGTACGTGGGGACGGCCGCGCGGACCGGCTTCTTCTTCAGGGCCGTGCCCCGCAGAAACCGCCGGTCCGTCTTCATTCCCAGGTCACCGGTCATGGAGAACTTCGAGGCGTCCAGCGCCACGGCGGAGCCGCCCCGGGTCAGGGTCAGCGCGGTCCGCGACCAGTCGTAGGGGCGGGCCTGGGCCGGGTAGTCGATGGGCAGCGCCTCAGCCGGCGCGGTGCTGTGCGACACGTCCTGGAAGTCGAAGGACACGTTGAGCGTGACCGCGTTCTCAGTCTCGGCGGTCAGCTCCCACTCAGTGGCGACACAGCCGACGTGCCGGTAAGCCACATCCTGGCCTTCGACAGTGGGGCGGATCATCTGAGCCGTCCACGACGGAGCCCCGCTCACCGTGGCGGTCTCGAAGGTGTGGACACGAGCCGTGGCCGTGTCGGTGAAGGTGTGCTTGTCGAACGCGGCGGACAGGAGAGCGGCGGCGCCCACGTCCAGGAGGTCAACCTCAAGCTCACCCTCCCCGCCCATCTGAATGATGTTGCGGCGGTCCGCACGGGCGGTCTGCATGCCCCTCCGGAAGCCCACGGACTCGATGAACTCCTTGGCCACCTTCCACGAGTCCGCCTTCCCCTCGTACCCGATGGTGGATTCGGCGGGCGTGCCGTAGGTGGCCTCTTCTCCAATGCCAATGGCAGCGTCAAGCGCCATGCGACTTCCCCCCTAAGTCGTGGTGCGTCCGCGCACTCTCACGCGGACGGTCAGGGCGCTGTACGCCCCGTCGGTGGTTTCGGCGGTCTCGACGGATGACGACTCCGGGCGGAGGTCCACGAGCCCCGCCACGGCGGCGCGGTCCACGGCGCGGCAGGCGTCGGCCACAAGCTCACGCAGCTCGTAGGCGCCCCGCTCAGCGGCCATCGGGTCGCCAGGGACGATCACCACCGCGTGGGCTTCGACGTAGCCGGTTACGGCCGTGGGTTTGCGCGGTCCGGCGCGCATGGCGACGGGCTCAAGCTCCTCGTCCACCGTGGCGCCCATCCAGATCTGGCGGCGCCGGTCGGACTGGCCCCTCTCCGCGAAAGTGCACTGCACCCCGGCGGGCACCACGGCCCGGAGCGCTTCGAAGAGCGCCACCTTGGCGTTGAAGATCAACGACACGACGGCCCCCTAGAGAAAGATGAACGGCAGCCGGACCCGGTACCGGTTGAGCTGGGCGTTGACCTCCGGCAGGCTCGTAGGCCGCCAGTTGCCGCCCGCCTGGGCAAGCTGGATCGATCCGAATTCGGATTGAAGCTGAAGGGCACGGTCCGGCACCCGGGACACAAGATCCAACAGGTACTGACGCGCGATACGGCGGACACACCACCGGATCGTTTCCGGGGCAGCGTCAACGCCCTCCCACTTCCGGCCGCAGTAGGTTTCGACGGTCTCAACGGCGTAGTCGATCGCGTCGCTCAGCGTCGCGTCAGAGAAAAGGGCCGTGTCCTCCAGACCGTCCAGCTCCCGCAGTTCAGCAACAGTTGCGTACGACATGATCCCCCAGAGCAGGGGCAAGCGACTCACGCGAGTCACTTGCCCCTCATCGGTCGGCGGTACTGCTACTTGGCGGTCTCGCCGCCCCCGACCGTGAGCACCTTGACCGCACGCTCATCGACAAGCAGGCCATCCGCCCGCTGAAGGAATCGGTAGACGATCTGGTCAGAGAGGAACTTCAGGTCAACGGACCGCTCCACGCGGAGCGGGCCCGCCAGGCGGACGGTGTACTTCGACAGGTCCCCGAAGGTCACCTTGTCGTCCGGAACACCCACGTCGGTGAGGACCGGGCGACCGTTGAAGGTGTCCGGGGCCCCCACCTGCACGGACGACTGCCACAGGTACTGGCCCTGACCGTCCTTGAGCTTGCGCATTTGGGCCGCCACCTTGTCGGAGACGACGAAGGCCGCGCCCGCCCGGTAGGAGCTGGGCAGCTCGTAGTACAGATCAATGAGCGCGTCACTGACCGCCGCGTCCTTCGCCGTGGCGGTGAACGTCGCGGCAGCAGGCGAACCGGCGGTGATGATGCCCTTCGGCTGGTTCGTGCCGGAGCCGGTCAGGAAGTGCGCGCCCATGCCCGCGCCGATGGCCGGGCCTGCGTCGCCCACCAGGAAGCCGACAAGGTCAAGCGCCTGGTCCTGGACGAACTCACTGGACACGGTGGACGCGTAGCCGTACTTGAACGCGCCAACGGATCGCTGAACCGTGGTCGGGTTCGACTCCGGGATGTTGCCACCCTCGTTGACGATGCTCGCCTGGGCCCGGCCCACAACAACGGTGAAGTCCATGGGCTCACCGCTGGACGTGGTCAGGATCGTGGCGCCACCCCGCATGACGGTGGAGCGCTCCACAGCCTCCGCCAGAAGACGCCCGTACAGGGTCCGCGCGATCACGGTGTTGCCCGGGTTGCTCTTCGTGTCGATGCCCGCGCGGGACTCCGGCGCGAACGCCACCGACTGGTTCACGCCCAGGGAACGGAGCTGGGCGGCAGCCTCCGCAAGCTTGTCCTGGGTCTCCTTCTTCGAGCCGGTACCGTTCAGCCCCTGTATGAGGGCGCTGACAGACTCGCCGGACTTCAGAACCTCAATGCCCCGCTTGATCCGGCCGTCGTAATCCGCGATGGCGTCCAGGAGCTTCGCTTCCTTGCCCCGGGACTCCGCGTCCATCTCCTTGCCCGCGAACTCCTCCGTCAGCGACCGGAGTTCGGCGGTGGCCCGCTCGCGCGCCTCAAAGTTCGCGCTCAGGGTCGTAGCGTCCATGTGGTTCCCCCCGTGGTACTGAGCGCGCGGGCCAGTGCACGCGCGTCCTTGTGCTTGTCCGGCTCGTCCTCTTCGGGCTCGTCCGGGTCCTTCCCCTCCGGCCCTCCGGCCGGTTCGTCCGTGCCCTCCGGCGACTTCTCCGGCTCGTCCTCTTCGGACTCCTCCGGGTCTTCGTCGTCCGGCTTCGCGGCGCGGAGTTCGACGCCCAGCACTGCCCCGATGGACCGAAGTGCCGCGTCAGTGGTCGGGTAGGCCGGGGTGAGTACCGGGCCCAGTTCGGCCACGTCCATTTCGGTGATCTCCCGGATCGGGAGACCGGTCTCCGGGTCCGTACCGGCCCTGCGCTGACCGCTCCTGGCCACGCGGAAGGTGAAGGAAGATCCCTTCACGTCCCCGCGCTTGAGGAGTTCGGCCAGATCCCGGCCCGTGGTCGTGTTCGGTAGGTCGATCTCGTACCAACCACCGTGGTCATCCTCACCCACGCGGAGCGTGCCGGATGAGCGCCGGCCAAGAACCCGGTCCATGTTGTGGTTGAAGGTGGCCACCACGTCGTTGCGCTCAAGGGAGGCCATCCCGGCCCCCGGCGCGATGCGCTCCCGGAACCCGCCCAGGTCGTGGGACAGCTCCCCGAACCGGTACGCGTACCCGCGCATCGTGGTCATGTCGCCGTTGGCCCGGATCTCAGCCGGAGCGCTCAGGCTCCGGGTCTCCGTCGTCATCGTCTTCGTCCCCCTCGTTGGTCTCGTCCGGAGCTGGGTCCTCCAGTTCCGTCTGTGGTGCAGGGGATTCGTCGGCGGCGGACACGTCACCCAGGTTCAGCGGCACGCGATACGCGGCACCCAGCCCATCGGGCAAGGGCTCCATGTCTTCAGCGGCCCGGACTTCGTCAATGGAATAGATCCCGTTTTGAAGGCCCAGGGAGTACAGCTCCATCCGCTCCTTCGGGGCGCCCCGCTGGATTCCGTCCAAGGAGAACTTCACGAACTTGTGCCGGTCGGCGGTCTCCGCGAACAGGAGCCGGGTGAAACCCGCCTCGATGCGCTCCAGCCACGGCCGAAGGCTGAACATGCTGAACGCCTGATTCTGTTCGGCCAGACCGCTCCCCCAGCTCGTGGAGCCGGACGCGTCCGCTATCAGGTGAGGCGGCACGCCGAAGATGCGTGCGATCTCCGGGACCTGAAAAGCCCGGGTCTGAAGGAACTGGGCCTCATCCGGGCTCAACGACACCTTCGAGAAGCGCGCCCCCTCCGTCAGGAGCGCAACACGGTGAGCGTTCTCCGGACCGGAGTTGGCCAAACGCCACGCCTCCCGGGCGCGGGCAAGCCCCTCCTCACTCATGGCGCCGGGGACTTCCACGATGGCTGACGGCACGGCACCGTTGTTGAAGAACTTCGCCCCGAAGGTCTGCGCCGCGAGCGTGAGCCCGATGGACTCCCGCGCGTAGTTGATGGGGCTGACCCCGGTGAACTCACCCGGCAGCATCATCCCGGGGATGTGCAGGATCTCGCGGGACGTGAAGTAGCCGATGGCTACTTCGTTGCCGTCCGCGTCGATGTCGAACGCCTCGAAGACCTTGCGCCGGGAGCCGTCCACCACCACCGCGTGGGTCACGATGCGGGACGGGTCCAGTACATCCAACCCCACGATCCGGGTGTTGTCCGCCGACCACCGCACGGCCAGATAGGCGTTGCCCTCAAGGAGAAGAGACAACACGATCTGAGAGATCAGATCGATCCGACCCAGCCCGCCCGGCTCCGCCGTGGGATAGTCCAGCCACGCTGGAGAGGTGATCTCCCGGCGGCCCCCGCCCCGGTGCGAGTAAGCGGAGACCGGCAGCGTGGCTATCGTCTCCGACAAGATCCGGACGCACGCGAAGACCGCCGACACCTGAAGTGCCGTGGTCGCGTTGACCCGCTCGCCGGCGGACGAGACCACCCCAGGGAAGGGGTAAAGATCCGTGTCCGGTTCCCAGTTGGCCCGCGTCTCAGCGCGGGGCTTGAACAGCGCAGACCAGAAGCCCACGATCCCACCCCCGTGCCCGCGCGCAGAGGCGGGCTTCACAGATCGTCGAAGAATTCGGCTGAACCGCCGAAGGCGAAGACCTCACCGCCTGCTTCCCAGGTGGCGAGGATCGGAGCGTCAACGAAGCCGGGGTTGTCCTCCCGCCACAGCACCGCGCCGTGAACGGCCAAGATCATGGCAATGGCCAAGTCGATCTTCCGGCGGCTCGAAGCGTGCTCCTTGGTGATGCGGGCCCCGTGCCGGTCCTCCCGCAGAACGGCGTTGCCGATGTGTCGGGCAAGCGCCGGGGTGCCGTCGTGGCTGAGCCGTCCGTCCCGGGCCGCGTCGTAGACCGCCTGGGTGGCGGGGATCATCCGCTTCAGGCTGTTGGTCGGGAACGCCTCCACCGGGTGGCCCTCCGCCTCAAGGCGGTCAAGGCTCTCCTCCCAGCGGTACGGGTCGGCCACGAGGACGCGGACCTTGTACGTGTCCAGCGCGGAGCGGAGGGCGTCCCGCACGTCCGCCATGGGAACGCGCCAGTGGGCGTCATCCGCCGGGGCCTCCCAGTGCCCAAGGACGAACACGCGCAGATCGTGAACGCGGCAGGCGACCAACGCTGTTGAGTCGCCCTTCCATGAGCCGTCGAAGCCCAGGACCACGGCGTCGCCGGGGCTGAGTTCATCGTCCACGGCCAGGGAGTCCCAAAGGCCGTGAGGCAGCCACGAGCTACCGCCCCGGACGAACTGGCTGAGCCGGTAGATCCGGAAGGACGCTTCCGTACTGCGCTGGCAAGCGGCTTCGAAGTCCGCCACGTTCAAGATCTCGAAGGACGGGTTGCACCGCTCCCAGACCTCCGGATCGGTGTGGTCCACCGTGTCCCCGACGCGTGGGCCCCACGAGCGGTAGAAGAGCGTGGGGTCCTCAAGCTCCCCGGCGTTGACGCGCTCGCCCTGGGTGCAGAGCTGGGCGAACGGCCCGTCAGGGTCGGGGCCGGCGGTGCTGATGATCCAGAACATCGGCTCCCGCCTGGCGGCGGACCCCAGCGTCAGCGCGTCGAACAGGTCCGCGCTCTTGGCGAAGGCGTATTCGTCCAGGCTGACGGAGCTGGGGTTCAGACCCTGTTGGCGGCCCGCGTCAGCGGACACCACGCGGTAGGTGGAGTCCTGATAGCGGATGATGTCCCGCTGGACCTCACAGACCGCAGAGAGCTTCGGGGAGGCCAGGACCATGGACTTGGCCGCGTCGAAGACCATACGGGCCTGCGCCCTATCGTTCGCGGCAGCGATGATCTGGCGCTGGGTGTCCGCCCGGTCCGCCACAAGGTGGTACAGCATGATCCCGGCGGCAAGGGTTGACTTGCCGTTCTTCCGGGCCACGCAGACCACGGCGGTCCGGTGCTTGCGGCGCCACCGTCCGAAGGCGTCCCGCTCAAGGCGGTAGGCGTCAACGAGTAGTTCGCGCTGCCAGGGGAGAAGGGTGAACGGCTGACCGGCGAACGAGCCTGTCAGGACACAGAACTTCTCAATCCAGTTGGCCACGCGGTGGCCCTCCGACGCGAAGTCGGCCCCGGCGGGGATGTGTCGCGCGATGACAGGATCAAGCCCGTCCCACATGCGACACCCCCCGGGTCAGAAGTCGGCGGGACTTGCCGCCACCCGGCGGGCCTCCGCCGCGACGATGCCCAGGCGCATCCGCGCTTCCGGGCTGAAGCCAATGGCTGTTTCGATGGCGCGTAGTTCGCGCTCCGTGGTCTCCACGTACCGCATGGCCGGGTGAATGGCCGGCTGCCCCGTGGACCCCACGACCGACAGGCCCTCAGCGTCGATGAGCGCCAGGAGGTCCGCCCGTCGGTCGTGCAACTCCGCGTACCGCAGGATGATGTTGCGGTCCGTGTCGGGGCTGTACGCCCCGCTGCCCGCCTGCCAGACCGCCCGCCACACTTCGCGACCCGGCGCCTTCAGGTGACCCGGCACGCGCGGGGCACGGCCCTCGTAGACCACCGGGGCAGCCTCCGGGGAAGCGGCGCCGTTCGGGTTGCCCGTTCGCTGGGCCGGAGACTTCGCGCGGGACATCGGACACCTACCTCAGCGGGGAGTTGGACTCCCTCAGCGGGTGCGGTGCTCAGGGACGGATGCCGGAGGGGCAGCGCCACCGGCGCCAAGCTCGTGAGCACGACCACCGCCAAGCGGCGCGTCCTCCGGCGTCCCGCCTCACGACTCCCTCAGTCCGCTCCGGGTGGTGCGGGGCGCGGGGTGCACGGGCGGAACAGGCATGTTCAGGGGGCTTACCGGGTGCTTAACGGGCTCGTTCTCGAAGTCCTCCCGGAGCGTCCACCCAGGTCAGCGCCAGGACGGGCCGCCAAAAACGGAGCCGCACCTAGGGCGCGTTATCCGAGCTGGGGCCGGGATCGCCAGCGGGCACGCGCCGGAACTTCCGGGCCGCTCTCCCCCTCCCTCAGAAGGGTGGAGACGTGTAACCCATGTCCACGCGCGTCTTCGCCTTGTGGCACGTGCGGCAAAGGAGCTGAACGTTGCCGTCCACGTCCTCACCGCCACGCGACAGCGGAACGATGTGGTCCACGTCGATGGCCGAAGCCAGGAAGGACAGGCCGCACCGCGCACACGAGCCACGGCCCGCACGCTTCAGCGCACGGCGCAGACGAGCCGCCGCAGCGTTGCCCCGGGCAATGGCCTCACGGCGCTTGCGGTGGGACTGGACGGAGCGGCCTGACTCGTAGGCGCGGTGGTGTTCAGCACACCGGCCCGCATGGGTGGCGTACGCCCGACAGTCCAGACAACGCGTGCGCATGGCACCCCCGGTACGCGCATGGCCCCCCTGCCGGGAGCCCCCCTACCGACTCACGTGAGCCGCTTGAAAGAAGCAGACCCACGCCGCTCCGCCTGACGGATCAGGCGCCCCCACGAGCGGCGTGGGCCAGGACCCGCCCCCGGGATCGAACCGGGAACTCTGCCGGTTGCTCCGGATCTCCCGTCACCGGGGCCGGTACGGCGCACCTCTACCAATTGGGTCAGGCGGGTCATAGCCCGGGGCTCAGAACCCAGGTGGAGAACCACACCGGGGAGCCGCACGGGTACAAGGCGAGGGGGGTCTCAGTCCGCCGAAAGGCGCGTAGCCGGAAGGGTGCGCGGTATCCCGCCCTCACCCTGTATCTAGTGAGTGGATTGCCTGGGCGGGGCCAGGGACCGGTGGGCCGCGCGGGGGCTCATGGCGGGCCCGGTGACGAAGTGACGGAGTGGCGGGCCGGTCTGGGTTGCTACCACAGAAGAGATATTTAGAGTTCGTAAGATGGATTAGAACTCTTCGTCATTCCATCACTTCGTCACTCATTATTACTGGGTGTCCGATTGCCTGACCCTCTGTAGTGGATTTACCGGGGCAATCTGCACCCCACCCCACCGCCGAAGCACATAAGTCAGGTACATGTCAATAACTGTGCTGGTAAAAGGGGCCAGACCCGAAGGCCCGACCCCACCCAGGCGCTACGCGCTCAGCTCGAAGGCTTCCGCTGACTGGGCCTCCGCCTTGACCGGCCGGACGAACTCCACGGCAACGCGATTGTCAATCTTGTACCCACCCTTGACGCGCCCCGCGTGGACCTTGGTCGCCCTCTTGATGGTGACGCGCCGGACGAACATCGCTATGAACTTCCGCCGCTCGTCCAACCCTACGGAAGCCCACCACGAGCCCTCACCCAGAGGATCCGTCGAATCCCCGTCGTTGTGCAGCCACGCCGAAAGGGGAAGCTCTACCGTCTCCGGAGCGCTCAGGCTCTCCAAACGGGTCTTCGCCCGCTCAAGGCGGCCCTCAATGTTGGTCTTCCGCTTGAGAAACCTCTCCCGCCCAACGGGCCCCTCGTACAGTCCCGCGTCTAGTGCGTCGTACAGCTCGTTAATGGCCCGCTGGGCATCGTCCCGTTCCGCCTTCAGCTCGTGGCGCTCAGCGGCCGTCTTCGGGTCTTCCTTGGCCTGAGAGAAGACCGTGGTTGCGGCCCGGACGGCGAGCACGGTTTCCGCCGCCGGGTCGCTACGCGTGGCGTCTTGGATCAGGGCGAACACCTTCCGGGCTACGAAGTCGTCAACGTGCGACTGCATGGCGCTGTTGCCACTCTCGTGCTCGCCATCCACTGGCACCGCCTGACTGGCCCGCGTGCATTTGTAGACCGGCTTGGGCCCACTGTTGAGACCCTTGAGCGGCCGATTGCACTCACAGACAGAGACAGGCTCCTTCTCCACGTCCCGGAGCCCCGAAAGAAGCGACTCACCCCGGGCCAGCCCCTCACCCTGACCACGGCCGCTAAGCCAGTCCTGAAGCTCGTACCACTCAGCCGGCGGGATGATCGGTTCGCAGATCATCACCGGACGTCCGTCTTCGTCCCGGTGAATCCGGTACCCCACAACCGTCTTTGTCTGGGTGCCGTCCTCCTTGACCCGGTAAATGGGCTCCGCGCTCATTCCGGCGATCACCGGGTTCATGAGGATGCCCTTAAGCGTGCGGACCGACCACTGAGACCGCGTCCGCTCCTTGCCGATGTTCTGGCCCTTCGTCGGGACGCCCCGCTTGTTCATGTCGGTGCAGATACCGGAGAGGGACCCAGGGTGAAATTTGCGAGGCCGGATCGGGACGTGCATGTACTTCTTGATCGTCGCCCATATGCGGCGCAGGTTCATCGCTTCCTTCACGACGTGCACGAGCCGGTACAGCGGGTACTTGCTGTCAGGGCTGAGGTACTTCTCCGACTCGAAGCCGTACGGCGCCTGCCCGCCCAGCCAGCTCCGCTGAGACCGCTGAGCCACCTTGACGGCCCGAACCTTCTTGCTCTTCTTCTGTGACTCCTGGTGCCCAGCGTCAAGCCGCATGATCAGGTAGATCAGCGCCATCGTGTCGCGCGGGGCGAAGACACCGTCCATGACGCTGACGATGGTGATGCCCAGGCGGTGGAGTTCCGTCACGATCGGGATGGCGTCGGCTACCTCCCGGCGGGAAAAGCGGCTCACGTCGTACACCACGAGCATGTTGAAGAGCCGGTTACGAGCCGCCGTGAGCATGGCCTCGAAGCCTTCACGGTAAGCGTCGGGGTTCCAGCCGGAGACGCCAATGTCTTCGAAGTGGCGGAAGAACCGGGCTTCGCGCCTGACGGTCTCAGCCTCGTTCGCCTCCCGCTGGACCATCGGTGAGGCTTCGGTCTTGTCCGCCTTCGCGGACGACTGCCGGACGTAGCTGGCGGCAGTCGCTTCGATCTGGGGAAGGTCGTGGGGGGCGAAGCCCGCCGGGCGAGCGGGCGCGAAGGTTGCCAGGGCCAT